CAAACACCTTTTGAAATCAAATACAACGACACACCAACAGAACAAGAAGCATTGGTGCTACGCAAAGCACTAAAAAACTGGACAGCACTTAACAAACTAGACAAGAGAGCATTTAGAATATTTAGAAACTGCATCAAATATGGAGACGTATTTTTTGTGCGTGATCCAGAAACAAATGAAATGTTGCACATTGATGCATCAAAAGTAGACAAAGTAATTGTAAATGAAGCAGAAGGCAAAAGACCAGAACAGTATGTGGTAAGAGATTTAAACATCAACTTGCAAAACTTGACTGCCACTGAAGTGCCAAACCAAACACAGTACACAGGCGGAGCAACTGGACAGAATCAAGGCTATCAAGGTTATCAAGGTGTAGGCAACTATGCAACTGCACAGACTGGAGGAGGTGCATCCAGCACCAGTAGGTTCCAAGAAAACATGAATCAATATGCCATCAATGCAGAACATGTGGTACATGCATCACTGTCAGAAGGCATTGGTGAAAACTATCCATTTGGCACATCAATACTTGAACAAGTGTTCAAAGTGTTCAAACAAAAAGAACTGTTGGAAGATGCAATACTAATTTACAGAATACAGAGAGCACCAGAACGTAGAATATTTTATATTGATGTGGGCAACATGCCTTCACACTTGGCAATGCAATTTGTTGAACGTGTGAAAAATGAAATACATCAACGTAGATTGCCATCCAACTCAGGTGGTGGCACAAACATGATGGATGCCGCATACAACCCACTGTCAATCAATGAAGACTATTTCTTTCCGCAAACTGCAGAAGGTAGAGGATCAAAAGTTGACACACTGCCAGGTGGTACTAACCTAGGTGAAATTGATGACCTCAGATACTTCACAAACAAATTGTACAGAGGACTTAAGATTCCTGCGGCATATCTGCCAACAGGACCAGATGATGGAGCCAACCCACAGTACAATGATGGCAGAGTAGGCACAGCATATATTCAAGAATTAAGGTTCAACAAGTATTTGGAAAGACTACAGACGCTGATTGTTGATCCTATGGACATGGAATTCAAACGTTTTTGTAAATCAAGAGGTATTAATGTTGATTCTTCAATGTTCAAACTTAAATTTAATCCACCGCAAAACTTTGCGTCATACAGACAAGTTGAAATGGACAATTCAAGAGTGCAAGTATTCCAAGGATTGGCTGAAACCCCATATCTTTCTAAACGTTTTGCAATGGAACGTTTCTTGGGTATGACACAAGATGAAATAAAACGTAACCAAAAGATGTGGAAAGAAGAAAATGGTGAAGGTGAAGAAGCAGATACTGGCACTGAAGCAATGAGATCAGCAGGTATTACACCAGGAGGCATACAGGGTGATCTAGGCACAGCAGACGCTGGTGATGTAGATGCAACTGATTTAGGCACGCCACCTGGAGCAGAAGACACAGGTGCACCTGATGTACCTGAAGGAGATCCTGACACGCCAGGACTATAAATATAATATGTTCTTAAAAGAAATGTTTGACTTAATGGATGAACGCTACCAAGCAAAAGATGATGAATCTATCATCACATTTAATGATCTAAGAAAAACAAAACTAACTTTAGAACAAATCAACCAAATTAGAAAAGAACAAGAAATCAAATCTAAAGAATACAACACAGAATTAGAAACTGTGCAAAAAATGTATGCCGCACCAAAAGAAGAAGCGGCACCTACAATATAATAATATACATACATTAAATGAAACGTTGTTTTATACTCGCCAATGGCGAAAGCCGTAAGGATTTTGATCACAATAGACTGTGGTCATATGGCAAAGTTATTGGCATCAACGCAATTTATAGAGAAAAACCTAAGATTGATTATCTGGTCGGTGTAGACATACAGATGATGAACGAAGTAGGTGAAGCACAATATAGAGATTGTGAAGTGTGGACCTATCCAAGAGTACAGATCAAGCACGAATATTTTCAAAGATTCACTCAAGACAAAGGTTGGAGTTCAGGACCCACTGCAACATGGCTGGCAATACAAAAAGAGTTCACCGAAATATACATCCTTGGCATGGATTTTTGTGGAGTCAAAAAAGATGGCAAAGAAAAACTGCGTATCAACAACCTGTATAAGAACACCAAAAACTACAGAGACGACAAAAAAGAAGCAACATTCCATGGCAACTGGGAAAATCAAATGAGAAGAAACTGCAATTCTGTGCCAAGCACCAAATTTGTAAGGGTGCAACGCAGAGATGTGCCTGAATTTAGATTTGTACCCAAAAAGTTGCGAGATGTGCCTAATATGAGCATGATCTATTATGAAGATCTTGAAGTTTTGCTTAAGGCTTGGCCTAAATTTCGATAAAAAATCGAAAAAAACACCAATATTATCGATTTTATACTACTAGATTATAATTATATTACACAAACTATGGCCAATAGTAACGAATAAGGAGTAATTACCCATGTCACAAAAGTTTGAAAAATTACTTGACTTGTTAGTAAACGAAGAGAAGGATAAAGCCGAAGAACTTTTTCATGAAATCGTTGTAGACAAATCAAGAGAAATATACGAAGAATTAGTTTCTAATGACGCTGAAACAGAGTCAATCGAAGAAACTAAAGACGAAAATGTCGATGAAATGGCGCACGGCGACAAAGACAAGAAGAAAAAAGACAAAATGAAAGAAGATGATGATGCTGAAGAAGTAGATGAGTCTTCTGAAGAAGATGTCGATGAAGCAATGCACAAAGACGACAAAGACAAAAAGAAAAAAATGAAGGAAGAAGAAGTTGAAGAAGCAACTGATTCCGACGAAGAAACTAACGAAGCGGCTGACGAAGACGTAGAAGAAAGCACTGATGAAGTTGAAGAAACTATTGGTGGTGATGCTACAGATGATCTAGTTGCTGATGTTACTGCTGACGAAGTTGGCGAAGACCCTGTAATGGCTGATGAAGACATGACTCAAGACGAATTAGAAGACAAAGTAATGGATCTTGAAGATGCTTTAGAAGAATTAAAAGCAGAATTCGAAAAAATGGACGGCGATAAAGGTGATGATGACGATGATAATGGTGATGATGATATGGACAAACCAGAAATGGATATGGACATGGACATGAAACCAGACATGGAATCAGAAGAACCAGCATTAGAAGGTGACGACGAAGTTGCTGAAAATGATGAAGAAGTTGCTGAAAATGAAGAAGCAGTAGAAGAAACTGAAGAAACAGAAGTTGAAGAAAGCAAAAAATCAGTTGAAGAGCACTTAAGAGAGTACTCAGAAATGGTAAAAGCATCTGCAGGCGGCGATGATGACAAATCAGCAAAGTCTCCAGTAGCGGCAAAAGGCGGTTCGGCTCCAAACGCAAGTGCAGTGAAAACTGACACTAAAGTTGAAGCAGGCGGAAACGTTGCGGCTCCTAAAGCAGATACTACGTCATATGCTAACAGAGGCGGTAAAGGTAAAGTAAAACCAATGCCTGCTCCAAAGCCAGAAATGAATGACGGCGCGGCTAACAAAACTTCACCAGTAGCAAAAGGATAATTTGATTAGATGATGCATCTAAGAGAAAATCTTACATTTGACCAAGCAGGATTAGTGCTTGAATCTAACGGAGAAGACGGCAAAGACCTATACATGAAAGGAATTTGTATTCAAGGTGGTGTGAAAAACGCTAACGAAAGAATATATCCTGTAAATGAGATAGCAAAGGCAACAAAAACTCTGAAAGATCAAATCACAGGCGGCTATTCCGTGCTTGGTGAAGTTGACCATCCAGAAGATCTTAAAGTTAATTTGGATCGTGTGTCACACATGATTACAGATGTTTGGATGGATGGCCCTAATGGATATGGTAAAATGAAGGTCTTGCCTACTCCAATGGGAAAATTAGTAGAAACAATGTTAAATTCTGGAGTGAAACTAGGTGTTTCATCTAGAGGATCCGGAAACGTAAACGAGTCAACAGGCGAGGTTAGTGATTTTGAAATTATAACCGTCGACGTTGTGGCGCAACCTTCGGCACCTAATGCTTATCCAACACCAATCTATGAAGGATTACTGAATATGAGAGGTGGAGCAAAAGTGTGGGATGTTGCACAATCTGTATCGCAGGATTCTGCGGCACAGAGATACCTTAGAGAAGGGGTATCGAAATTAATAAGAGACCTCAAAATTAAGTAGAGGAGAAACCGATATGTTAGAAGCACTAGAACCATTGTTAAACAGCGATGTTGTCAATGGCGACACTAAAAAGGCTATCGAAGAAGCATGGGAATCTAAAATAAAAGAAACTCGTGACAATATCGAGGCTGAACTTCGTGCCGAATTTGCTAAAAGATACGAGCACGACAAAGGCGTAATGGTTGAATCACTTGATAAAATGGTCAAAGACGGACTTG